TCGTTACATCAGGCGGCGTATCGAGCGGGATGGTCTGACTATCCGTCTGGTCACCAACGCCAGCTTCCAGCTTTGTGGCTGTAGATTTGCGTTTCTTGGTGATTACTTCTTTGTACTCTATTCCCCATTTCCAAATGCTAGTTCCAAGGGTACCCATCTGCTGCAAGCCCCATTTGGTCTCGGTCTTGAAGCGGCACTCTTTTAGAAGATAGGAGAACAGGGCCGTCTTAGCATCGATAACATCCTGACTGGTACCGGGCCGGGGCCGTAGTACCATCGGAGGGTCGGTGTAGAACAAGCCCTTGTAAAGCTGTGGTACAACTGAGTTCACGACCTTGGCTACGGTGAATCGCTGAACGTTTGGTTCAAGGACATAAGTGTTCTCGTACACACTCATCGGGCGCGGCGATTGGTAAAGAAGGTCGGCATCGCGCCACAGAAGATTCCACTGTTTGTCAACAATGAATGCCTCAGCCTTGGACGCGGAACCCGTTACCAACGCTAGGTCCGCGTTGTATGTTTTGAGTTCGCCACCCTTCCCGTAATCTTCGCGGGTAAGTGTAGAACGGACTACTCCGTCTGCTTGAATGATCTGGTCAGTTTTAGGAACGGACATTTATTTCTCCTACCCCATAAGGTCTGCCAGAGGGTCGTTACTACTCGGGCCACTATCGCGGAATACTCGCTGGTTCTCTTCCAGTTGGAACGCTGTCTTAGGAGAGTCGTCTTCCTGTTGCACGTAGCTCTGAGCGTTGTACTTTGAGTACTTGCCGAGTCCGTGAACGAGTTGATGCATCTCGTGCGCTTTAGAGTCTGCGATATATTGCATGTTCAGGTTGTCGAGTTGAACGCCCATCTCTGCGTAAGCGCCAAACTGCTCGACCAGCAACGAAAGGGCGGACACGATATCATCGTGAGCATCGCTCTCGGTCCCTGTGAATGCTTCGAGTTCGTTGTAAATTTCTTCAAGTCCTTCGCAGGAATTGGTGAAGTACATACGCTCGTCGCCAAGTAACCGGCGTACCGGCTTGGCTTTGATCTGCTTCGATTTCGACTTTGATCCAAGTCCCAATGACACGTACTGGAAGGGAATGCTGATCTGCAATTTCTGCATCTCGCGCTTCACTTCTTTGCCCAACCATTTCACGCCTACAGAGTCTTCTATGGCTACTTGTTTCGGTCTCCACTTATTTACTGTCTCGGCAATCTTGATCGGAAGGTCGTGTTCATTGAAGCGACCGCGCACCATGTTCACAACATAAAAACGACCTCCATATATCATGGAAGTCAAGATGACAGTGTAATCGGCCCACGACTTTGTAGAGTACGCAGTATCGATAGTTGTCACAACCACGCCTTGTGGCGGCAGTTGGTTATGCGGAATTGTCCGAGAAGTCAGAAGGCCGCGCTCGAACTTGATGCGGTGAATCTGTCTCGGGTTGTTGAGGTACTTGATCGCAAATCCTTCAGGATCGCTATCGCGCTCTGTGAATAGAAACTCAAACGGAAGTCGTTCTGGAAACCACAGTTCGTAGTCGCCAGCCTTTGCGTCGTCGAAGCTCTTACCTACAATCTTGGCCGCTTCGGTGAGCCACCATGCAGAGCGAAGGTGAATCTTCATCTTCACTGAGATGTCCAGCCTACCGGAATCTACAGAGCCTTGAACTAGATGCTGAAGACCAAGCTTTTTCGCCTGATCCTCTTCGTACTTGATTCGCTTACCGTAGAAATCCTTCTCGTCATACCATGTGCCGATGATGTCTTGGAATCCATACGGATGCAGCATGGCTCGATCCACGCTGATAAATTTATTGATCTTGTTGATACGCTCGACGGTCTGAGTGTTCTCGTTGGTGATAACGTCGTCCAGCTTCATCACACCAAAGTGCTGCCCGACTAGAGCCTGTTCAATCGACGCGGCACGCACAGTAGGTTCTTTGTCCGTACCGGCTGCGGGTGTCTGGAATTCGCTCTGCTTTCCTTCTGCCGCCCCAATGCAGTGTTCTGGGAAAAGCACTTGAAACATGCTGCTAGACCATATACCGGTCTCTCTGTCCATCAGCAGCCTTGGAACTAATTGAACCTTGCCTGTCTTGGCGTCTACTGAATCTACGTTTTCTTCGTTGGTGAAGTGCCCGCGAAGTTCGCCTACGAAGTCACCGGCCAGAGAGAACACACCAGTCAGAATCATAATGGTCACTGCCGGAAAGCAGATAGCCCATTGAACACAGTCGGCGATGTCGATACTTGACTTGAATCCGCCTCGTGGTACAAGAAGCATTCGGTCTTTCAAGTCAGTGTACTGGTTGGCAAACTTCTCAAATGTTGCGAATGTTGGGTCTTTTTGCACGAAGAAACTGTTGCAGATGTATTCGTGCGTAGCGATAGTGGTCTGGTTGTATGTTTCCAGTAAATGACAGAGGAAGTACAAATTCGTCTGCGCCAAAAATCTGTAGCGCGGAAGATTAGCAAGTGCCTCTGTGGTAGCGCCCTCAGGGTTGTTTTTCTTGAGTGCGGCTAACCAGCTATCTGCAACTTTCTTGTGCTGCGGTTCCGTAAGCTTTGCGTAGCTCTTCTTGGCTTTATCGAGAAACTCTTCGTCGCTCAGGTCGCGGAACTGATATGTCGGATTCGTTCTGCACTCTTTGTAGAGCGCGTCAAGTGATGCAATGTCCATAACCCTCCCCGGCTACGGGCCGGGTATCCGGCGTTATGCTTGTGCTGTAGGGGCCGGTGCTGCGCCGGTCGGTGCTGCTGTCATCGGAGGCGCTCCGGCTGCTGCTGGGTCCGCCGCCGCGTCTGGGCTAGGTGTACCTGCATTGGCCAGCATGTGCGCTGCCATCGCCTTATCGCCGTGAGTGGTGTGCTCTTCATCGGGGTGATGGTCAGGGTGATGATGCTTGTGTTTGATGATGTGTCCGCCGTTGTGCGACTTGCGAACACTGATCTCTCGAATCTCTTTCTTCGGCGCTGCGTCCTTTGCGCCCAAAGCGTGAGCTACTGCTGAAAACTTACTGTCCATTGTTACCCTTTCGTAAAAGGTTCTCGAAGGTATCCCAATGGGACTTCGCGAACTGCCGGACTCCAATGCCCGGATCGTATTTGCTGTACAGCGTCCGATAGATGCGTTCGGAGTGAATGAAATTACCTGCAAGCTCACCGATGCTTCTCAAATACAACATCACGGTAGTAGGTCCGCGAGAGTGACCGGCATTGCACGCGACTAGTACATTGTCGCCTGAAGCCAAACGTTTGTCGATGAACTCCAGACCTTTCTCAATCAGAGGGACGGGAATAAAGTTCGGGTCTGAGGCATCAATGAAGTTCAATGCGCGTCGGCGCAGAGCGTCCACTGATAGGTAATTCGCGCCTTTAGGTGCACCTAAGGTGGTGTACCCTAATGTGTCGCGATGTCCGCCCGGTCCTTCTTTGCAACAGCGCAGTGCTGACCAGCCGGGCTTGCTTCTGATCTTTTCGTAATCATTATCGTCGCCTACAAAGAGGTGAGGGATGATGCTTTCCATACTTCCTCCGATACGACAGATTTGGGGTGACGTACGGGAATCGAACCCGTAGGGGAGAGGCTTCACAAACCTCCGATGCTACCAATAGCAACCCACGTCAACATAAAACTAAAATTGGTGCTCCATGGGGGACTCGAACCCTCACGTCTTTCGACACTGGTTTCTAAAACCAGCGCGTCTGCCATTTCGCCAACAGAGCACTGAATGTGAAATCCGATATTTTCTTCGACACGTCTCGGATAAAGGACGCCAATTGGTCGGGGTGGCAGGATTTGAACCTGCGACATCTCGGTTCCAAACCGAGAACTCTACCAGACTGAGCTACACCCAGATAAACTTTATCGGTATACACACGAAAGGAACCCCACCCGATTTTTAGTCGGATGGGGACTGAACTATACGTCTTCGATTAGGCCGGTACGGTCGAACTGAAGAGGATGTTGATTGAGGCGGTCACGGTATCATTGACGCCCGGAATGACGGTAATGCTTGCGATTGCCGTAAATGTGTTGGCCGCGCCATCTGTGTCTGTGACGGTTGCGGTTACAGTAGCGGTGACGGTACCGACCTTGAGCGTAGTGAACTCAATGTACGAAACGCCGGTAGCGCTGGTCTTGACCGCTGCGGTAGCAACAGAAGTGTCGCTGAGCGTTGCGGTGAGGTTGGACACTACGCCGTCAGAGTTTGCTCCACTTGCCTGAACTCCCTGAACTGTTGCGAAAAGCGGATTGCCGTTGTTGGTGTTGACTGTAGCGTTAGGTGCTCCCATATTTGTATTGATCTCCTTGTGAAATACTATTCCGATGCTTTCTGTTCGTTGGGGTTTGCGTGCTCTCTTCGGTCGGAACATGCCGATGAGTACGAAGGTCGCTAGAAGTAGAAAGATGAACGTCTGAAGGTTCAATGGACCTCCCTATGCGTTGGGCGACTCGCCGTATTTTATTTGATACTCGGACTCGCTCAAGAATGCGCGGTCCCAATTTTTCTTACTCGTCGTGCTGCCACTCGAAGCAGGGCACGTAAACTTTGGACGCTGGTAGAGCATTTTTTGGTTCTCCTAATAAACCTCACTCTGGCGCGTATTCTGTATTTCATACGAGCCTCCTTGGGGGTTTATTCCAATGATACTTTGGGTGCCGCTTCTGCGGCTGCTTTGTCCTTTGCGGCTTTCGCGTTCGCCAACATCTGTTCGACGAAACTACGGAGCACAACGTTTGCGAAGTCTTTCGCGTATTCGTGGTGAATCTCATCGAGCGGCATTGCCAGCCCTTTGTAATTCCACACAGCGGCGAACTTCTTTGCTTCATCTATGGTGACTTTGAATGGCTGCATCATCCCCTCCCAAGGATCGCATCAAGTGCTGCGCGTTCTATTGCAGTTGCCTCATTCTCAATCTTTGCTACCGGTAGATCATCTTCGGCATCTGAGTGCTTGCGAATATCTCCGCGTTTGTTAGTGAATCGGTTGCGGATCACGAGATCGATCAATTCCTGATCGCGCTTGGATTCGACAATTTCTTCTGCTGTGTATGCTGGTTGGCTCTTCTTTCGCTTTGGTAATTTGGCGTCAAGAAGCATCGCCATCAACTCAGCTACTAGCCGGTTATCAGCGCCGCATCGATCATCACGAATTATTCTCCCCAGCGCTAGCCGGTGCTCTTGGATTCTTTGCATACACTGTTTCGCAGGGTAATGCACTGTCCATGACCCAGAATCGCACTCGGGTTTTGCCTTTGTCTGTCGAGCAGATGCCGCAGATTCGATGCATATCCGTAATGCAGATTTTGTAGTCATCGGGCGACAACACGGCGTCCCATTCAGGATGCGAGTGTATGAAGCCGACAACGCGCCTCCCGCGCCCCTCTGCTTTTTCTTTTACTTCTTGGTACTCGTCTAGGTACCATCCACATGTGTTCGGTTTCTGTACTGCGTATTTTTTGGGGTACACGAAAGAATCAATCACGATGAGATTCGGTGATATGACTTCGCCTATAAGAAATGCCTGTATTTCGTTTTTCGACTCTCGCGACAGTTTACGAAAATACTGTAGCTGGCCCTTGGAGAGCCGTACCTTTATACTCATGTGGTAGGTTCCCGGTGATTCTAATGTGTGCCGGTAGTGTTCCGGCATTGCAGTATCCTTAGGTGCTCATTAGTAGCACGGCTGCACGTATTGGTGGATCATGAGGGAATCGAACCCCCGACATCTTCGTTGCAAACGAAGCGTTCTCCCGCTGAACTAATAACCCAGTGAATCTAAACTTGTGTACCCCTCTTCGGTAGGTCAGGTCATCTCTTATATCCCGCTTTATTGTTCAACCATGCGGTTCCAACTCATCGTGTCCGCTGCGCGGCGGGGGTTGTTGGAAGTGATTAGTTCATCTGTCCGCTGAAAAAAAGGTAATACAGGTACGCGCCAGAAACGAGATCGTCTGCGATGCGGTATGCCAATCGGGTAAGAAATATTCCTTCCATGTTTTAGTTCTCCTTTGTTGACTGTTAGCGGTGACGTTCGCCAGTCGGTCTCGTGTATAGCCAACGCACGGCACACGATTGTCAAAATAATAGGGTCCGTTGTTCCTTACGGACTGAAGGAGTGGGGCTTTCGGTCGCCCACCATGCTCGATTAGAAAGCTCTGCTATTGCCCGGCAGAGCCGGTCGGAGTTGTGTTTGCATCACAATCCAGTTTGGAGTGTCCGATATATGCCCCTCGGAACCGGGGTTAGATGAATGCGGTACAGAATTGGACTGTCATGGTCAGCGGCATTTGAATACCCACTGTCTGTTCGTTCATCAACGAAGCCAAATGGTCGATATGTCCCGCCGAAGCGGGGTGTTGACACCAGCTTTGGAATGTCTGGGCACATCACATGTTTTACGTCACTCATGCTTGGACAGTCCGTGTAGGCACTCTTGATATCTAAGCAGTTTTGTCCTAGGACTGCATACCTGAGTCAATCTTGAATGGCTGGGCCAGAGGGGGTCGAACCCACATCTTTTCCGGTAACAGCGGAAGGCATTGCCAGTTATGCTACAGCCCAATAATTATATCTTTTGGCTGGAGCGATTATTGAAACTGTTCACACGTTCGAGCAATGCTTCAAACTCGGAGCGGGTCACATACTCGGTAACTGCGAGAGGCGTCGTTGGATCATAGATGACGGCGGCGGCAGGCGCTTGGTACGAAGGCGGTGCAGTGTATTCAATAGGTGCAGGGCCGGTGGGCGGCGCGGGCGGCGTAAACTGAATCTGTGCATTGCTGGCTGCAAGGGTCTTTTCAGTGTTCCCTGCGCTTGGTGCGCGGCGGGTACTGGCTTGAATCTCTGCTTCAGCTTGTTCGGGTGTCACGTCGCTCATACATCCTCCAGAATACTTGTACTCTTGAAACTTGCAGCCGGGTACGGCGCATAGCGCACATAGGAGGAGGCCCGGCTGCGATCTGTTGTAGTTGGTAAAGCTCCTCGTTCAATCTCATTCGATAATACTATTATAGCACGTCTTTTCCATTTGTCAATAGGGGGTATGTCTCAAGTGGTTGATTTCATTGGGGATAAATCTTTTCTAGTACCCTGTCCTCGGGCAGTAGATACACTTAGGACTTTCCACCCGTCTAACTACTCTATGCCCTATATGCTATCTATTTCCTTTGACTTCATACTGCTAAGTCATTGAAAACACAGCATATTGAATAGAATAACCAGACATGGAACATGTGGGCTATTGCCTAGCTGCAACCGATGGCCCCCGTCTGAAGTGGTAATGACTTCCCACCGCGCTCTTTGGCCGTCAAGTTCTATGAGGATTTTTGTTTGTTAGACATTTGAAATACCGGGGCGTATGTCCTATAATTTTCATCAACTTACGACGAAACGCCAGATCATCACTGGCCCGTTGCCCGGCAAACTGCGTTTACACCGCAGAACCCTCTTACTCTGTCACAACTTTTCAACTGTAGAACTAAGTATACCACATCGACATTCAAAAGTCAAGCCCCTTTATTTCGTTGACAAAAGTCCATACTCGTGGTATTCTTAGGACATGGCAAATTACTTGATTCACTTCGACGGGTCTTGCTGGCCCAATCCCGGTGGCGTAGCGGCATACGGATACACCGTTGACAAGGAAGGGGTCGAGATCGCGGCGGTTGCCGGGCTGGTGCCTTCGACGTTAGTTCCGACATCGAACAACGTGGCTGAGTTCTACGCGCTCTACGCAGCGCTCAGAGCCGTGATGCAAGATGCTACCGAACCGGTAGGCAAGATTGAGGTCAGAGGCGACAGCCAGCTAGTCATCAACGTAATGGACCGGAAGTGGAGAACCAATCCTGAAAAGCTTTATTTCACAGCGTACGCACTCGCTGATGAACTTCGTGAGATGCTTGAATTTGAAGACACTGAGTTCACATACAATTGGATTCCACGCGAAGCAAACACCCGCTGCGACGATCTCTCGAAGGAGATCAATAACGCAAAGATGTAAAGTCTTGACATTTATCTCAAAATGAGATATAATGGTATTTAGGTTCGCAGAGATCACTGAGAGAATGAATACCGCCGTAAGCGGAGAACTTCAGTGTAGCGACATGAATTGAAAGACCTGTTTGATCCCTTTACCACTGAAGCCTCTGGTTGTTTCAGAGTTGAACCCTGCACTGAATGTTACCACAATTGGAAGTATGGCCGAGCTTGAACTGCTCGATGAATTCTTCGCGAAGCTTGCGGAGAAAAAAGACTTCGTTGTCGGCAAAGATATAGAAACCACACCACTCAAAGATCACTTCTTCCGCCGTGCGCGGACGTTGCAGTTTGGAAATCCTCATCAGCAGTTTGTCATCGACCTTTTGAAGCTCTGCGGGAATGACCCGGAGACGCTGTTCAATGTTCAAGGATACTACGGCACCCGGCTCAATGACAACCTTCAGGCTCTCATGACGCGCCTAGCGCCGGTCACAGAGTCGAAGCAGTGGTTGAAGGTTGGTGTAAACCTAAGCTTCGAGTACATGACGTTCTACTGGAACTTTGGTCGCCGTACATACAACTTTTACGACTGCACAATGGCCGAGAAATGCATTTGGGCCGGAGCGCATTCACTGAAGGACTACAGCTTCTATTCCATGAACGAGATGATGGAGCGGTATTTCCATCTCACAGTGGACAAGACGCTTCAGGAGTCGTTCACTCTCGACGCAGAGTTGTCACAGGACCAGATCAACTACGCGGCGCTCGATACGCGTGTGCCCTTCGGTATCAAGCACCTTCAGGGAGTCATCGCCAGCGGTATCAAACTCTCCAAGCTCAAAGAGACCAACAGCCCTATGGTCAAATACCTTGAGCACCTTGAGCCAAAGACGCCGGGGACCGAAGAGCCGGTCGTCATGGGCGACAAGCTTCAAGAGATCATCCAGATTGAAAACGATGCGATTGGTGCTTTCGAGGATATGCACATTCACGGTGAGCGTCTCGACAAAGAGCGCTGGCTAGCCCGTATCGCCAAGAAGAAAACTCGTTTGATAGATTTGATCGCGAACGAGCTTGATCCATACTTTATTCCTCTGGTAGGGGACAAGCGTAAAGCAAATTCAGACGCGGAGATCGCGACGGCTGAAGACAAGTGGAAGGGCTACAATACTATTTCTCTGGCAGAGCTTGCAGTGAAGACACAGATGTACAAGCTCAAAAAGACTAACCCAGAGGCATATGCTAAATTAGAAATTCAGCGTGCCGATCTCGAATCAGCACGAAAGATTGAGAAAGAGCACCACAAGAAGATTGCCGGAGACATGAAGAAGAATCGCACCAAGGTCAAGAACCTTGCGGCGAAGTGCGAAGGCAACGCGCTCATCAACTACAGCAGTGACGCACAGCTAATGGCCGTGCTGAAAGAGGTCAAAGGTCTAGGCTCTCTGAAGTCGATGGATGATGAGGCTCTTGAGAAGTTTGAGAAGTACCCAGTCATGGTCGCAATCCGCGAACTGCACGGTCTCGCTAAAGAGATCGGCACGTACGGCGATCAGTGGGCTATGGAGTGGGCGACAAAGCCCTGTAAAGAAGAAGGCTGGCTGCATCCCGGCGACGGGCGCTTGCATTGCGTATTCAACCAGTACGATGCAGAGACCGGGCGATCCTCTTCAGAGAAACCGAACGGGCAGAATCTTCCGCAGGACAAAGAGGTCCGGTCGTGTTTCATAGCTGATGCACCGAATGAGAAAATACGTGTTTCACTCTGCTGTGAGGCAGATGCTACTCTTTTGCCAAACGGAGGAACTGAAGCAGGTGTTTGCAGCGCATGTGGCGAGTTGTGCGCTACGCACGCTGAAGAGTATGTCATCGTCACAGCCGACATGTCCGGCGCTGAGCTTCGCATCATTGCAGAGCTTGCGAACGATCCAATCTGGGTCGGCGCATTCAATCGTGGCGAAGACGTTCACTCTGTAGGTACCGAAATTCTGCACGAAGACAACTGGACTTCAAAGACCGTACGTCTACCGGGCAGTGAGACATGGACCGTCGAGCAGTCAAAGAACAAAGATGGTCAGCATACGGTTCTCACGATTACAGGCGATGATGGCAAGGTGACCAAGATCGGCCCGTGCATGTATTACGCGCTGAAAGAGAATGGTGAACCATCTCGCCAGAAGTGCAAGTGCCCGGAGCACAATGAACTGAGGAACGACAACAAGAGCACGAACTTCTTGCTGGCGTACGGTGGCGGTCCAAGCACTCTCGCGAAGAGAATCAAGAAGGCGCTGGAGAAGGCGTCCGAGTTGATGCAGTTGCACTCTCAGAAGTTTCCAAAGATTTGGAAGTATCTAGATGAGTCCGGCAAGCGTGCACGAATGCTCAAAAAGTCGTTCGACATGTATGGACGGCGGCGCATATTCCCTGAACCGACTTGGGAGCGTGCGAAGGAGAAGTTCAAGACCGACAAGGTTACATCGAAACTGCTGAAGCTCGACGAAAAGGAGTATGCACCAAAGCTCGTACTCTTCGAGACATTTCACAAGCGTAAGCCCAACGAAGAAGAACTCTATGAGTTGACTCACAGACAGCCCACTCAGAAAGAGATCAACAAAACGATGGGCGGCATGTCTGGCGGCATCGAGCGTCAAGGCAAGAATCATGCGATTCAAGGCACGAACGCAACCATCGCGAAGAAGGCCATGGGCTGCGGTTACGACAAAGAGGGCAACCCATATCTCTGGCACACTCTGCCAACGTTCCGGGCGTGGCTCCTGAAGTTCGTGCATGATGAACTTGTTGTGCAGAGTCCAAAGCATAAGGCCAAGGCTGTAGCGGATTTGATCGGAGACGCATTCCGTCGCGCCGCCGCAGAGAAGATGAAACTGGTCGTCATGGAATTCGAGTACAACATTGCAACATACTGGATGAAATAATGAGCAAAGAAAAAATCAAAGACAAGATAAAAACAATCAGCCTTAGACCATTTCCGTATGAAGTGAAGGTCGTCGTCACAAAGAACATACGGGCCTACGAGAAGCGTATCCGTGACAAGAACAACGATACCACGCCTCTTACAGCAGACAAGAACACTGGTGGACTCACGATGACGGCCCACAACCTGCGGGCACTGCATCTCATCCTCCCGCCCGGCGCGAGTATCAACGCCATCACTCACGAGACGACTCACGTCGTACGAAAGCTCTCGCAATTTGTCGGTGCGAAATTCGAGAGTGAGATCGTTGCGTACTACACCGGATGGCTCGTCGAAGAGGTCGCAAAGTTCGTCTACGCAAACACAGATACCAAGAAGTTGACAAAGACCGCACTGGTGGGGTATAGTAATTCAAGTGGTGACAGAGATAACTCAACTGGACAACAAGTGGACTCAGACAAAGCTCCTGAACTTCCGGGACTTGGGTTTTCTGAAGATAGGCGCGAAGACACGGCGGTATGAAGTTCGTGTTCGACGCACCGGCACCCGTCTAGGCTTTGTTCGGTGGAACCGGACGACGAAGAGGTATGCGTTCTCGCCAGAAGTCGCTGAAGTGGATGTAAAGTACATCGAGACATTAGCTGATTTTTGTGGTTGGGCAACATTGCTTTACCGGCACGCTCATCCGTACAAAGTCCCGGCATTCAAAAAGCGCCGGGCAAGTAGGATTCGGAACCTACTCAAAAAGACCGATGGTGGAGGGCTTGACATTCGTTATGCCCCTGTGGTAAAGTAGTTGAAGTGGAGACCGAATATGGAAGTGATCGTTGGACTTACCGCTGCTTGTGTGATCGTGGCAATTCTTACGACTCACTTCTGTAGTTATCAGGCACCAAAGAAACGAACTGAGGTTCTGTCTCGCGTTGAGGCGCGGTACTTTGAACCCACGGTATACCAGCAACAGCAGATTGAACTGCTGAAAGCTGAGCAAGTGGCGGAAGCTCTCCGTCAGAAAGGTTTGATAGATGAGTTTGAAGACACTGTTTCAGAGTTTAGGCAGTAAGGTCAAGGCAGAGGGTTCGGCGTTCGCAAAGATCGTTGAAGTCGATGCTCAGGCCATTGAAGCGAAAGGACGTATCATTGCAATCGATGCGGCCAACAAAGTGAAGAACGAAATCGCTGATCTTGTTGAGAAGGAAGTTGATCGCGT